TCACTTACAGCATATGAACCACCGAAGTAGTATGCCCAAGCATCAGTCCAAGTTCCATCGATTATTCCATCACCAGTTTTACGAACAATAGTTCCACTTAAAGCTAACTTGTCATTTAATAATAGACCAGTATTATAATTGAAAGTAGTTTTAAGAAAACCACCCTCTCCTGCTTCTTGTTTGAACTTTCCACCCTTTTCAAAAGATGTTGGGTCGGTTATGATGTTCATGGTTCCACCAATAGATGGTGTCGCTAAATTGACAGCAGATAGACCTCTTTGAACTTGAATTGATGATGTAGCATCTCCTACTCCATCCCAATTAGACCAATAGACCCATCCATTTTCCATATCATTTTGTGGAACTCCATTTATCATTACTGCAACATTTCTCTGATTAAAACCACGAATGTTGATACGAGCATCACCCGCACCACCACCTTGTTGAGTCGCATATACACTTGGTGTTGTGTTAAGAATCATTGGAATGTCCTGTGAACCCAATCTCACTTCCATTTCCTCTTTACTAACATTAGTGTATGCAACAGGTGTAGTTTCAGATGCACGAGATGCTAACACCTCAACATCTGTAAGTGCAACCACATTAAAATCCAATACGAAATTCAATGTAGTCATACTATCCCCTACAACAACTGATTTAGTTAAAGTAGAGTAACCAATAAAAGAAGCAGTTACATCATAGGTTCCTGCGGGAACATCAATATGAGCAATACCATTTACATCTGATACTGCACCTAAATCTGTTCCAACAACTACAACATTAGCTCCCTCAAGTGGTTTATTGTCTACATCAGTAATAACTCCATGAATAGATTGTGCGAACAATCCACCAATCATCAATACTGATGCGATTAGATTACGATATTTCATAATCATCTCCTTGTTGTTTACTTGTGAATAACACATTTTTATACTGGTGTGTTTTCTGCCAGTAGGGTATGTGAAATTTAATTTGCATAGTCTTGGTCATCGTTATCACCTGTGAATGATGGAACCTCACAACTATCGTTGTTACAGAACTTATCTACTTCTGCCTCCTCATTCTTGATAACCCCAAAGGATAAATTTCCGAGTTTTTTAATTTGTTTATTATATTCTTTTTCATCTATTGCCTCATATGGCATTTGTGGATATGCACCCCAATCGTGTCTTGGTAATAGTGATATACCCTTTAGATGATATTGATAATAATTTAGACATGGTGATATTTGGTCTGCCTCTGTCTCAGGATTAAAAGTTACGGTGCAACTTACTTGGTTGTCTGCCCAATGTCTTTGTAGGAAAGCGGCCAAACTAAATTGTTCCCAAATACTTAAATCCTTTGCAGTTCTAATTCCCTCACCCACATCAACAGGAACTTCAACTACTAATGTTGATTCCTCTGAACCAAATGCTGGTTCTATTTTATACCCTGCCTTTTTCAAAGGTTCAATCAGTTCTGAGTTAACTGATAATCTTATTCTTCTAATATAAAAACGACTTTCAGGATAATGTAGTCCTGGTGTTGCACCTGCCAGTAATGATACGGTTCCACTTGGTTTTACACTTGTGGTTTTGATTGATTTTGGAACTGCAAACCAATCAGAATAAACTTTATCCCATTGTTGAATAACATCAAAACCATCATTCAACCAACTCTTTAGTTCGTTCAAACCCTTGTATGTAATAAATTGTGCAACTCCACTTACACTACATCCAATTCTTCTGTTTCTCAACATCACTCTATTGGTATCTGCCCAATGGGTTCTACCAAGAGTTACCGTTTTTGCATATAGGTATGCATATTTTAGTGTTTTTGCATAGTCTTCAAATGAATCGTGATTGTTTGGAAATGTTTCTACTAAACAACATAATTCATAACTTTCTAATGATTGTTCCAAACATGGATTACCACCCATTACTCTATGGTCTTTGTTATCTCCACCATTCTTCATACGAGAATACTTTCTCATATTATCTAACCATGCAAAACCTGGTTCACCATTATCATTAATTCTTTTTGCGGCCTCTGTATAATCCATACCAAGTTCTGCAAAAATACTATTGTTACTTGTCCACCCATATTGTTCTCTATGTGGATTAACTTTATAGTTTTTTAAATCTAAATATTCTTCTGAATGTGGGTCACCAAATACAATCTCTGCAGTTCTTCTTACATTACCTGCAACAACACATTTACCGATTAGATTCATTATATCTACGATTGTTGTGATTGTGATTGGATTACCACTATTACCCTCTAATACTTTTCTAATATCTTCGTGAACTTCTTCCAATGGTTCTGGTCCTGAACTTACTCCACCAAATCCTTTAATTGGTTCACCTGCTAATCTAATTTCACTATAATCAAAAACAACACTTGGTTGACCATGAAAATAACTTTCTAATAATAACCTTAAAGATTCTACCCAACCCTCACGAGTATCTGGTATTACATAAGTAGTTTCCCTATCTTTATCTACACCCTTAACAATTATTTCCCCTGCTCCTTTGGTATCAAATCCTACTCCAACACCTAACATACTTGCATCCATAAGGAAACAGAAAGGTTTTGAGTAATCATCTTTGATTGTTTTAGTGGATACAAATGCACAATTGTTTAGTGCGGCGTATAAATTCTTTTCTTCTGTGATTGGTGTTCCCATCGCCCATAAACCACGACCTGGTGGTAAGAACTTCATGTTGAAGATTCTATCATACATTTCTTGTGCTGACTTTTGAGCCTGCCATGGGTTCCACCCTAATTGATGTGAATCGATATGATTCATTTGCATTGTATAGGTTCCCTCTACAACTCGTTGAACGGTTTCCCACCATCTTTCGTTTTTACCATTCTCTTTTATTCTGGAGTAAGTTCTCATATACACTAACTCTCCTAAACCATTGAAACCAAATGGTGCCTTTTTTCTTTTATACTTCGATATGAAGTTTTCCGATAACTTAAATTTTCCTTGTCCCATTGAAACTTACTCCTGTTAATTTGTTTCTACATTCTTCCCAATATAACTATAATATATACGGATAATAAATGCATATTTGTCATTTTTTTCGAAGTTTTAAAAAGATTTTCTTTGAAGTTTTATTCGAACCCACCTGCATCAAAATCTTTCTTCTTCTGTGCCAAGGTTTTACGAATATACTCATCCGCATTATTCATTTTACCTTGTGCCTCTCGTCCACCTTGTGTATTAGTTTCATAAATCTGAATGAAACCTGTGTTGGTGTTAATGGTTGCGGGAAAGGTTATACCATCAGGGCCGAATCTATTTTTAATAACATGGAATCTACCAGTATTTGCTATCTTGTCTTCTACTTTTCTACTCATACTCATAACAAAATCTGCCGTCATCACTTTACTATAATCCTCTGAAACCTTGTCTGCTCCGATAACCTCTTCCTCAAGTGAACTTCTGTTTGCCTGTGATGCAGTCCATATTGGTATATCAAACTCACCTGCCATACCTCGTAACTCCTCATACACATGACCTATTTGATGTCGTTTCTCATTGAAGTGTTGTGTTGATTTCATAATGTCTGCATAATCAACTAATACCATGTCAGGTTTAATACCTTGTAGTTCACATTGTTGTAAGTGTGCAGTTAAAGTGTTTACACTTGCAGTTCTTGTTGGATAATATTTTATTATCAACTCACCCTTTAACTGACTAATCTTTTTCATCACTTCGTCTTTATAATATTGTAAGTTACCTGTTGGTTGTCCACTTACAATTGTATCATATCTTAACCCTACATACTGAGCATTTAACTCTAATGTATAATGTATTACGGTTTTACCTTGTTTGACTGCATGTGCACCTAATGCCTGAAGAGTCCATGATTTACCAATACCAGCAGGTGCAACAATCACACCCAACTCACCACCTGCAAGTCCACCATCCATCAATTCATTAACACTATCCCATTGTGTTCCTAATGTATTTCTTGATTGTTGTGTTAGTCTTTCTTCTAAACCTGTAATGTATTCATGTCCTATATCTCTTTCGACACCTGCAGTCATAGCCTTATCAATAATTGTTTTTATCTCATCATACTTTTGAGATTCCAATAACTCAACTGATTCCATGATTGCACTTTTTACAACTTGGTTCTTACAGAACTCAAGTGATTTTTCTTTTACAAATTCTAAATCAGGACTCTCTCTATAACCCCAAGCATTTCTTAGATTATCAACTATTGAAGACTTTAGAATATCATCCTCAACATCATCAATCATAACTTTCATTGCTTCCATTGTTGGTGTGGTTTTATATTTTTTGAAATAGTCTTTGATTGACTTGATAAGAAATTTACTTGAATCACTATCGAAGTATGATATTTCCAAGATATCAACAATTGTTTGAATAAACTTTGAGTCTGTTATTAAACTCGAAATAAGTTTATTCTGAAAAGATGTTCCGTATTGTATTAAAGATTCACTCATAACCAAATATAATTATCATGTAAAAATGTTAAATACACATTTTTTTTATTCAATATTTCTATACAAATCTTGGACTTTTTTGTCATAAAATTCTTTCCTTTTTTTCTCTCTATATCTTTCACGAGCTTTCCTTTTTATCTCTTCTGAATTCCTATAGTAATGTTCCATTTGCCACTTTCTTTGGGCAATCCTCTTTTCTTCAGGTGTTTTATATTTTAATTTCCTACCCATGTGACTTCTCCGCCATCTGATTCAATCTATTGAATGTGGTTGCCAACCAACTTGTCAAATTAGGTAGGGCAGTATACATCTTATCTTCCAAGAACATTCTTTGGAATTTATGTTTAATAATTCTTTGAATTGGTTGTGATGTAATATTTTGAACTTTTAATTTACTACTACCACTTATAATACCATCATCTAAATCCATCAATCTTCTATTCAGAAATATAGTATCTCTTTGTTCGACCATACTTTCACATAATTTATATTGGTCTTTCTTAGTAGTAGCACTCTTCAACATATCTTCGATAGTATATTTATGTGGTTCACCAAACCAAGGAAACATTTTTAATATCGTTTTGATACCTGCACCTTTGATACCTGGTATCCCATCTGATTTATCACCATCTAATATTCTGTATAATAAAAAGTTTTGTGGATATATACCATATTCATTATAGATTCTATCCACATCATACATCAACTTTTTTGTAGGTGAGTATACTTGGATTCGTTCATCTACCAATTGTAAAAAATCTTTATCAGTAGACATAATAGTTACTTTGTCTTTGAATATATGTTTTGCACAATACCCAATAACATCATCTGCCTCAATGTTTTCCATATTGATTATGGTTAAAGGTAGACACTCAAGATACTCAACCACACGATTCAACTGATGAATCATCATCTTTTGTTCTTCTTCACGAGTTAAATAATCATTTGAACGATTCAAACGATGAGACATTTTTCTTCCCATTTTATATTCAGGAAAGATTTTCCTACGGCGGTTAGACCCACCTTTACCATCAAATACAATAATGGTTCGGGTAGGTCTTACCATATTTATAGTGTAACCAATTGACCTTAAAAAACCTACTATTCCACCAATGTGAACCCCATCCTCATTGGTAGTAGGTATTGCTGAAAACACTCGTATGAAAGTGTTCAGACCATCTATTAGTAAAACCGAGTCGTTTGGTTTACCACTATCTACTTTACCGCCAGATTTTTTTATCTCGTCAAGTATTGAAAGATATTTTTTATTAGTCACCGAGAACCTCATCTGTAAACTCTACATCATCAATACCAAGTTTTTCCTTGTATTGTAATATAACCTTGTCACAAATGAGATTGTATATATGTTCTCTTAACTCTTCATCACCAGTAATAATATCATCCCAATCTTTAGATTGAAACTTAACTTCGTTTCCATTGTGGTCTATTAGTGTATACCAAGAACCACCAACTTTAACTAACTTATGTTCTTTTAATACGGTTAACCATGCACCATAGTTATCAATACCTCTATCGAAATACATATCATAATCTGCATGTCTCAAAGGTGGGCCTAAACGATTCTTAATAATCTGTGCTCTGCACTTCATACCAAGAACATTCTTACCACTATCTTTGATTTGTCCCATATTCTTCAATCTAATTCTTGTAGATGAATGGAATGGTAATGCCTTTCCACCACTTGTTGTCCAAGGGTCTCCAAACATTACTCCGAGTTTTTGTCGTAACTGATTTGTAAATACAAGAGCAACTCTTTCTCTCCCAATCATTTGGGTAATCTTTCTCATCGCCTTACTGATAATGATTGCCTTGGCAGTTGCCCAACCATCTTTATCAAAGTCTGCCTCTAACTCTACTTTAGTAGAAGCGGCGGCAAGTGAGTCAACTAATATAGTTACACATCTATCTTTGTCACTTTCACGAACTTTTGTTACAATTTCTTCAATCGCTTCGAATATATCCTCTACGGTTTCTAAGTGTAGATATAACATTTTATTTAAGTCTAAACCGATTACTTCCATGAACTCTTGTGAAACAGAAGTCTCAGTATCTATGTATACTGCAACTCCACCTTTCTTTTGAGTTTCTGCAAGGATATGAGCACCAAGTAGAGATTTTCCACTTGATTCTAAACCATTGATTTCTGTGATTCTACCAACTGCAATACCACCATTAGGTCTATTGGATATTGCCAAGTCTAACATAGAACTACCTGTTGAGATAAATTCTTTGATATCTGTTGGTGTTGTATCACTCCCATCAAGAAAATATGCAACCTTTGTATCTTTGAACTTTTTATTTAAACTACTGGCCAGAGTATCGGCCAATACATCATTTACTGACATCTACATTCTCCATTCGTTAATAATGGGAGCCACAATATATGACTCCCATACATTGTTTTAGTTTATGAGTTGAATAACTCGTCAAATGCCTCTGATGTATCTTTCTTTGGTTCAGATTTTAAATCAGAAGTTGAAATAGTATCAGATGAAGTCTCTTCACCCTCTTCATTATCTCCTGGTGTTAACCATTCATTCAACACATCTGTTAATTCATCGTAACTCATTTCTTGATAGATATCACGAATGTCTTGTTGTGATGTTTTAACTTTTTCTAATACTTCAGGTTCATCTGAAATAGGTGTTTGATTAGGTTTAACACGAATGTTGGTTTTTGGAAATGAAGCACCACTTTCCTCTGCAGTGATAAACTCTACCACAATGTCACGACCATTAACTGGGTCTGTAATGTCACCATAATCTGGGTCAGCGATTACAGAAAGTAATTCTTGGTATACGGTTTTACCGAATCCCCAAAACTTCACTCCTTGAGACTCTTCACCTCTAACGATTACAGGTGCATAGGTTCTCATTTTTGCTTCCAACTTTTTGGATAATTGATAATCTTCCTTATTACCACTTGCCTTGAGTTTCTGTGCAAACTCTTCAATTGGGTCTGGACGACCAAAACTGATTGGTGATAAATAGGAACGATTGTTTAGGTTGTAGTGGAAAAACAACTCGATAAAAGGATTGTCCTTATTAAATTCATAAGGAACCACTCTGATTTGAGTTTTACCTGGTTGTGGTTTCCAAAGACTTGATGTTCTGTTGTTTGTTGTTTGAAGTTGATTTAACCTCTTACGAATAGCATTTAAGTCCATTTTATATTCTCCTATTTTTAATATTCATTTGTTAATTGGTATTCAAGTATAACCTTGATACAATAATATATATCATTTAACTTCTTAAAAAACGGTTTTATTTTTATTTTTTGCAAAAAAAATGGTCATCTTGTTTTTAAGTTTGTAGTATAGTGGAAACTAAAAATCGTGTGACCATTTTTTTAAGTGTAGGAAAATTTGGGGATGTTGGACTAACGATTACCAACAATCTTCCGCTCTGATTTTTTATACCTTATACTTCATATCCGAAAGTTACTTCGGTTCTTCTCAGAATGGTTAGTTCCATTGAAGTGGATACAACTCCTATATGAATACTTTAACTCTCAGAGTTTAGTTTATTCAGTCATAAAGTGGGGCTTCAGTTTTACCCTTACCCACAATAAGGTCAATAGAATCGTTTCTATTGTTTTTACAGAAGATACATTAGATTATTGATGTCTCAACTACCGAAATGATTTACACCTCAGTAGGTTCACCACGAACTAATCTCAGATTACCTTATGGGCTTCTAAAGTCTACCCATTATTCGGTCAATCCCATATCGAGTTAATTACTCTCGATACTCTCCATTTCCAATTTTCAAAAAACTTCGTATTGTCTTGAATACATATATATATATAATCCAAAATTCTCAAACCGTAATTTTTTTTTATTTTTTTTTATTTTTTATTTTACCCAATCATTTACATCTATGATTTGATGTATCTTGGTAGGAATTTTTGTTAATCCATTTTCATTCGTTAACAATAATGTATTGTTGAACTCATTCCAATCAACTATATATTTCTTATCTAAAATTCCATTATTCTTTGAACGAATAACTTCATTCAATGCGTTGATTGTATAAAGTGTATTTGATTGTTTCTTTCTATGTAACGATATAGTGTCAATTATATTTTCTGCAAAATTTTCTTTAAACTCTATATTGTATGTGCATAACAATTGATTGGAATCATCTTGATTCTCAAAAACATAAATCTTATCATATAAAATATCATTACAAGAAACTATAATATCAATGGTTTCATTTAGTTTATCTTGTTTAGTGAATGTGCATAGTAATTGAGTTCTCATAATTCTTTCCTATCACTATTGAAACTGGCGATTAATCCACCTGCTCTACTATCCCAAGCTCTCCATGTTAGTTTCCAATTCTTTAAATCTATTGTTCCATCTTCTGCAGTATCAGTATGAGTTTCATATTTACCATCTTTAATTTCTTGGTGATTATGTTCAATAACATCTAACCCATTACTTGTTGTCAATGTTGATGCAAATGTCAATGCAGTTATCATACAACCTGGTCTACTCATTATTACTTTTGCATTATCATTTCCAACTAATTCTTTTAATTTATCTTCATCAATAGAATCTTTCATTTCTTCTGCCAACTTCTTTTCTAATTCTAAAATTCTTTTCTTATGAACATTTAATTGTTTCCATGCAGGTGGTTTACCTGAACTTCTTTTTGGTTTTTGTTCAAAGTCAATCTCTTCTTTTAGTTTCTTAATCTCAGATAGATTTTTTCTAATAGTAGTTAAAAGTTTATCTTTATCTTTTATGGCATCACTCAATCCACTTTCTTCTATTATTTTGTCCATTTGTTTATCATCATTTATGATGTCATCCTTTACACCCAACTCATATCCATCGTCACCTGGTCTACTATGTAATCTATCTCTATATTCTGGATTCGGATGATACTTTTGATATTGTCCTGTTTCACCTGGAAATCCAAATGAACCATATTTACCACTTCGTCCATACTTCACACTAACTGACGCAACTCTTTCTACTTTACCACCACCACGAGTTACTTTTAATTTATCACCACTTGGAAAGGAACCATCTGATGGTAAATAACATTCATCACCTGCAGCGATTTCAGTATCATATAATGCAAACTCTGCAAGATTTTTCATCATTGCACCTGCAATTGTTGGACTTTCAACATTTATTGTTTCGGCCATCTTTGCATATGAATTACCAATGGCCTCTGATGCTTCTTTAGATGGAATATCATATTTCTCTACTATACTTTCCATAGTTTTTTGATGTTCTTCAAGTGCACCACTTATCTTAGGACTAACATTATCTGATTTTTCTAATTCTTTTAATTTTTCAATTGTTCTTTTGATTGAGTTATTTTCAGATAAAGATTGTTTTAGATATGCCTTTGCATTTTTACCACCACTCGGATAAATTAAATTACCCTTATCATCTACTGGCCCAAATACTTGATGGAAGTTAGGATTTAATCTATCGTATGGTTCTTTACTGAATAATTCTTTTACACTTTCATCTTCTTTTGCAGTCCTCTTAGTTTCTAAATCTGGTTTAGATGTAGTGGTAACTGCCTGTTTTACATCCACTCCCTTTTCAGCACCTTTTAATGGTTCACCTAATGCCTTCTCAATAGTATCTTTAATGAATACGGTTGCATTATTTTGTCCTAATATTTTTCTAGCTTCAAAATTTATATTTTTTATATAAACTTTAGGTTTTTTACCTGAACTTACTGATAAACCATATTTCTCTACCATTTGTTCTGCAAGTTCTTTAGATGGATTAGAATTTAACTTTATAAAATCACTCTTAAAATCTTCAAATAATTTTTTATCTTCATCACTCATATATAACAAACCATCTCTAACTGAATTTTGTGAACCATCAAAAATCTTTTTGACTTCTTTTGGTGCTTCTTTTTCTTCTTTTTCACTATCATCGCCTCCACTTCCACCGACAGGAACTAATTCACCATCTTTTGAAGTGTGAGTTACTTTATCATCTTTACCATAATTACCAAATCCCATATGTGTTAATCCAAGTTTCTTTGCTTGGTCACCTGCTTCAGATTCAGTAAGATTGTGTATGAGTTCTATGCGTGCTTCTATGGGCCAGTTAAACTCTTTCAACACATCAAACAATTTAATTAAGTGTTGTTCGTTGTTTAAATTAGGCACCCCATCTCTAACACGATAGGATAATTCGGTTAGTATTTTACTTAGTTCGTTTTTCATCACCAAATATTATTGTGATTCCATCCTTTTCTAATCTTCTGTCTTGATGTAGTAACTCCATCTCTTCATCTGAGATATGTATTACGGTTGGTTTATTGAAATCAACTTTCTTAATCATTGGATTTGTAACTGCTTCGTTTTCAATCTGCTGTTGTGTTTTAAAAGGTGGTTTGTCCTTTGCAGTTTGAACTTTACCCAACTCTTGAACTATGTCTGATAGTTTCATTTAAATTTCTCCGTTATATCTTTCATTTCATGGTAATTACTACCCATTGAAACTCTTGTAGGATACTTTCCATTTTGTTCAAGTATCTTTTTTATTTTGTTTAAGTAATTTAATCCATCTGATAAATCAAAGTCAAACAAGAATGCATCGTAATTATAAAGAACTAATTTACTTTTATCATCTTGAATCTCAGGTAAAAGTTCTTCCAATACCAACATATTGTTTTCTGTCTCCATCAATTGAATCATATAATTAAATAATTTATTAGGATTCATATCAGATAGATTCTTCTTACTTATTTCTCTATTATAAATATCAGATTTTATGATTTTATTCCCTTTCCAACGACTCCAAAGGTCTTGAACATACTTATCTACTTTACTGAAAAATGGATTATCTTTTATCTCGTTTGTGATACCACCATATAAATACTTAAATGTCAATGCCTTACCATCATCGTAACTTAATCCATAGGTGTCTGCCAAGTGTTGGTGAACACTACCATTTGGAAACTCATACTCAATTTTATCACCAATCAGTCTTGGATGATATGCATCATAATCAAACTCCACCAACACACCATTATCAAATCTACTGATGAATTGTTTTCTACTACCATCTTTCTTGTTTAATGCGGCAAAGTTCAATCCACCGAAACGATTACTTGGACGACCTGTTGAAGTGTAGGGATTATATTCTGAATAAACCAATCCATTTGTAGTTTGGATTCCATTCTTCTCTACATCAGATAAAACTTCTAAGATACTTTGGTCATAATAACCTTTGTCTTCCATGTATCCTAATAAATCCATAGATACCTTTGAGAAATACTCACCATGTTTCACCAATGGAATCACATCATTGATATTCTCTTTATCATAATGTGTTCTGTAATACCAATGGTGTGCATTGGTTAGGTGTTTGTCCATGTCGTATGGTTCATTTGTTTTCATGTAGTGACACCAATTCATATCCACTAACCCAAATACTTTATCACATTCAATCATTGAGTTATGTAGGAATGACTTCATATCACTCACACATACTTTACTATCCTCAACATCAAGTGTTTCTATAGTTCCGAACTTCTCATTATGATTAACAGGCACGATGTATTCTCGTAGTATTGTTCTGATATAAAAACAAGATACACGATTCTCTTTAGGATGTTTATTCACATCCGATAACATTTGTAAGTAGATGAAGTGTTGGGTCTTCAATTTCTTTTTTAAAGACTCCCACTTCTCCTTAGAATTTATTATAACCATTTAACCTATTTTGTATTTCACATAAGTAACTATCTGTTCTGCAATGTTTGTTTTACAATATTTATCCATACCCTCAAAACCAGGTGATGAATTTACTTCACAGATTTTGTATCCACCATTATCAAATAATAAATCAACACCTGCGATATCCAAATCTAACAACCTTGATGATTCACCTGCAATCCACTCAATATCTTCTGTAATCTGATAAGGAATACCCTCACCACCACGAGTGATGTTTGCCCTAAAATCATCATCTACTGATTGTCTCATCATACAACCCACTACTTTACCATTAATTACTAATACTCTTAAATCTTTTCCATAACTATCTTTCACATATTCTTGAATGATAATATCATAATTCTCATTGGTGATTTCTGCCATTTTTAATAATTGTTTTAATTGTGTTTTGTTATCTGCCATAAACACACCTGCACCAAATGAACCACTTAATGTTTTAATGATACAAGGAAACCCAATACTTTTCTGAATAAAATCTACATCAATTGGATGTTTCACCAACATAGTTTTAGGAACAGGTAGATTTGATTGTCCAAGTATTTGTTGTGAATATAACTTATCTTTAACATTATCTATTGCATAACTTCCATTAATAAGTATCACACCGATTCTCTCTAAATGACGAATAATTGCCTTAATGTAATAAGTTGTTCCACTACCTGTTCTTGGAATTACAAAATCTGGTAATATTCTTGACTTACCCTTTACTCTGATACTCTTTCTATCTTCTCTATCCACCAAAATATCTACATCTTGTGGGTTCACCACATGAATCTTGATATCTTGTTTCTCAAACTCCTCTACTAATCTCTGAGTCTCGTATGATTCACTTATATCCTTTTTATATAATATCCAACCTGTCATCAATCTAAATAAATTTCACTCCATAATTTAGTGGTTTCAGGAAATGTTTTCAACATAATTTCTTTCAACCCTTTTGCATAATCTTGTATCTCTACTTGTGAAGTAGGTTCATCTCGTAATTCTATAAAATTCATAACACTTTGGAATGATGCAGTCCACCAAACTTTTGTATAAACCGTAAGTGGTAATATACTACGAGCTTGTTCTTTTGCCATCCCACTCTTTAACATTTCTTTATATGCAGATATAGAATTTTGTTGAGAGATAGTCCACAATTGTTTCATCTCTTTTTGATTATCAACTAACCCATCGCTCGCCTGTTTGTTATCATCACTTTGTTTTCTAAACTCTGTTGGTTCATAGAATTCATCATAAGGAACATACCTACCACTAATCTCATTCCATGCATGGTCTTTTGTTACATGACTTGATGTAGTTTCAATACCCACCACATGCTTATACCATTGTCTCATCACGAACTCTGGTGCCTTAATGATAAACATACAATGTTGATGTCTGAATGGTGAAAAGTGTTTATGTTTGATTAAGAATTTAGATAACTTTCTATCTTTCTCCTCAAATGTTTCACTTCTTCCACCGAATGATACACGAGCGGCATTTACTGGTGTTAAATCATCACCAAGTGTATCCACTAATTCTATATAACCTTTATCTAAAATATCGATTTTCATATTTATAACCTTTAATGTTTGTTTAGTAATAAGTATTACTAATTTTATTCAAAATAAATTTTTTTTTAAATACCACCAAATAGTTTTGCCCACCAATTCTGTTCACTACCATTATTATCTACTTCAGACTTTAATATATTATCAGTAGAGTCTGATTTTGGTTTATATAAATCTCTGTTATTTTTATATAGTTGTTGTTCAGTTGATTCAATTGAAGTTGTTTCAAATTCAGGAGTATATTCAAATGAACTACCATCAGGATTATCAATAGTTAGAGTTTGTGATTCTACTTTTTCAGTTCCACCAACTGATTTAGTAGAACCTATCGAAGTTTTTTCTGATAAGAATTTTTCTTCTTTTGCAGTATCATCAATATATTCTGCAAAACTACTATATCCACTTTGTATCTCTATCACCTCGTCATCTTCAATCAATGCACCGAAATCCTTTAATACATTTGGTATATCTACAATCATAAAAGATTGAATTGTTGTTGACCAACCACTTGTAGAAACATTATGACTTATACCTTTAATCATAAATGCCACATACTCTCTAAAGTAATGTGGTAGATAATCTACTAAAAATAAATCACCGATTTTTAATCCACCTGTTCCATCAATCGTCATACTCAATGAGATAGGTATTTCAGGAATAGTTACGGTATAATTACTTGAATCATTCTCACCCATAGATTTATTTATTTTATATTTCATCACTACCAAAAAATTATCAAACATACTTAAAGTATTTGTATCGTAGATTAGTAAATCTTGATTACCACTACTAAACCAATATGATTTACTTTTCAACTCTTCTGTAATCTCTTTTACACTCTTATCAGAATAATCTGAATTTTGTTTTTGTGCTATCTTTTTAATAATCTCATCAGTGCTATCTTTTATCGATGGAATTTTACTAAAATCAATTCCTGTATCTTTTAATAATTTAGATACTTCTCTCTCGGCCTCTAATACTGAAGATGTTCCTATGGTATCATCCCCTTGAACAGGATAACTTAAATTACTCAATACACCATCTTCAATTAATGTTTCGTTATCTTTTAGAGTTTTATTAAATCTTTTTTTAGGACTTGTGTTTGCCAATATACTTATGGCTCTTGTTCTTAAATCCATATCACCACGATTACTATCACCTGTTGTTATCTCGATATCAGAATTTGTCCCATAAACTGCCATAGTTGCCATTTCAGGAGACATCTTTACATCTATTGAGAAATCTTTTATAAAACTATTTTTATTATATAGTGGAAATTCAAAAATATTTTTATAAGGCATTGGTGTTGTAGAACCGAAGTTTATGAAATCATTTCTTGTTGACTTTCTTTCTTTAAATCCTGTAGGAATATTGTCTAATTGTCCTTGGTGTATATCGATTATTGATAATCTACCTGAATTTGAATCATCACATATTACATCAAATTCCCAAAAACCACCATAATCCATACTAACTTGACTCCACAATGATTTCAATCCCTCTTCTATAGTTTGTGCAGTAGAGAAATTTTGTTTCAGATATTCAGTTGGGAATACCAAGTTTCTAATCATCAATCTATCTTTACCATTTTCATCTACTCCCGCCTGTGGAAATTGTTTCATACTTCTGAAAATGTTGTCTAATACTTGTTGTTTGAGTTGAAGTTTTGTATCATTTCTAAAAAATTTTTTATCTTTCTCTTTAATTATAGGGTCAAATGGTTTAAATTTATGTGGCATAATCATATGTTTCAAACCTATACTATATAAATTTTTACTATCACGACATAGGTTTTTATACAATTTATATTCACCTTTATCATCTTTATCGTGTGACACACTTCTTATCTCTGTCTTGAATGGACTAACACTTCCATCAGTATTCTTTATATCCGCAGTAAATGAGAAAAATGAATTTAATATATGGTCTTCAAACCAACCCCACGATACATAAGTCTTATATTCTTTAGGTATATTGAGACCTTTCACTTCCACTAATTCCAATGCACCATTTTTATACTTAGTCAATACTTCATCTTCTTTATGTCCACCAGTCGTTCTACCACCATAATATGATGTCTCTTCTCGAACTACTTTTCCTTTACCATAACTTTTTGGTGTCTCATCTCCCACATAATACTGAACCACTTTGTTGAGATTATTCATTACTTGTGCAAATTGTATTAAAGATTTTTGTAATACTTTACTTTCAGGTTTACTTTCACCATCCTTTGATTTTCTCATAACATTTGCAATGACATCTGATAACTTGGTTTCACCTATACTTTGACCTAACATATTTCTACCCAAACTCTTCATGGTGAATGAACCCTCATAACTACCATCATTTCTTTGATTGTAAGAATAGTTATCAATTACACCAACAAATGCTTGATATCTACCTCGACCCTTTTCATTTCTTTCTCTTAAATTTTCCATCAATTCATTCATCTGTCGTGGTTCTGATATATCACCAAAGTCCACATCAACACTTTCAGGATTTGACCAACCATACTCTAACAACGCCATTCTACCATGTTTCAAAAATCTTGGTAAAACTTTTTGGTCAAAGTCATCAGGGTCAGGACAAACAAAATTTATAGTAGAAGTGTAGATGTAATATCCCTTTGTCTCTGTTGTGATTGATGTGATTCCTGTTTCACCTCTCCACTCATAATCTTTTTGTATATTGTATGGATTTTTATTAAATGATAAAGGTCTATTGATTGGTGTTTTATTATCTTTACTGATTGATGTGGATAACCTTACTGGTTCAAACCTTATTACATCACCATCGTCATTTTCTATTGGTGTCGCAGATGTAACTTTTGCCCAACACATTCTGTTCAACATTGTTGGTAATGGTTGATTTTCAAAATTTTGTGGTTCTAATAATCCAACATTATTTAAAGTTTGATTTCCACCTCTTCTGTTAAGTGCGTCTATCTTCTCAAACAAATATCGTTGGACTTGACCTGATATTGGTGTTCTAAAAAACATGGTTATTTATTTAATCTCTCAAATTCTGTTATTACTTCACCTATTTCTATAGGAACTCTTATTTGGGAACCAATGGTTGGAAATACAGAACCATTCACTTTATCATTTGCCCTTGAGATAATCCACCATAATTCTGTTTTACCATAATATTGATAGGCAAGATTCATATAACTCATACCATATTTTGCATTAATCAAAACATCTGTGTCCTTTATAGGAACAACAGGATATCTTGTTCTGTTTAGATATCGATTACCATTTTCATCTTGTAGAATTTTGTTATTATCGTATCTCATTATGCATCCTTATAAATGTTACTTACTGAACTTCCGATTGTCTTATCGAAATCTAAGTTCTTACCATCTATTTCATAGTTTCCTCTTGTTGGTGTGAGATTATTTTCATCAGTTGGGTCACTTTCACCAAATGTAGCGAATTTTCCTGCACCTACACCATCATCGGTTAACCAAGGTATTTCATAATGTTTACCAAGAGAGTTTGGTAGTGTTTTACCAATGTATACAAATTCAAGTGCAACATCCGCAACTTGTGGATACTGAACTCCATCTGAAATTTCCCATGTTGTTGTTGCAGGTGTATTAATATTAACACTACTGAAGTAACCTGGTGTGTTATTAAACATATCACCAATGGTTAAATAAATGTATGGTGATATTGGTCTAAATTCAGTATCACCCTCGAAAACTTTTCTAAATGTTGGTGTGGTTAATCCTTTTAAGTAATTTAATTTTTCCCAAATAATTGGTATTTCATTTCTTCTCATGGCAACTACTTTGAAATTAAAACTAATGTTCCTTGAGTATCCAGTATAAATATGAACTGCATCTGGTCTACCAATATATCTTTCTTGTGAATATTCTGCAGTTGAACTATCACTAATATCTTCTAAGAATGCAGGGAAGATAATCCACTTACCATTCACTGCATCTCTGATTCTAAATTTAACAAAATCTTTTGGTAGTTTTTCAGTTTTTAAATCACCAAACTTACCACCATAAGGAACTTGTAAGTCTCTACCATGTGTAACCTCAACTGATAGATTTGTTTTACCCTTTGCCTTATCAAGAGCTTTTTGACCCTCGTTAATAAATAATTTTGCCTCACTACTAAGATTACTTGCAAACTCACTAACACCACTTGTAACTCCAGATACAAATCTTGAAAATGCATTATTTATTTCTTTATTATCTTCATCAGTTTTTCCAGTTCCTTGTATTTCTGTTGCGATATCTGGTAAATCTGTTTCTAAACTCGTATCCTCATATCTAAGTCTTGAAGTTAAACCAATTGGATTATGTCTTGTTGATGTGATGTCACGAACAATTGAAGTTATGTTGGTTAACTCAGAAGAATTTAATCCTGGTGGTGAAGAGAACATAGATAATTCATTATATCCTCGTGTGAACCAAAATGAATTACCCTTTTGTAAAATTGTTTGTTTTGCAAGAAACCTCAAACCTCTTGGTGAACCCAAGAACTTTAAGATTCTATCTTTATCCTCAAGACCTCTCTGAGTATTTAGTAATATTCCACCTCTTGTTAATCCCTCATCTAATTCAATACCATCATACTCATCTCCTATATCACGAATAATAAATGGTTCATTATTAAAAACATCTGAATTGAATTTACCACTTCTTCTTAGTGCCTTATTCCCACCAAATTTATTATATTGGTCTTCGAGTGTTTGTCCTGGTTTCAATGGTATTAATTCTTGTGAATCAACATCATTACTTTCATCACCATACCCTACAATCTTTTTACCTGATACTACATCACCTCGTGGTGTTGTGAAAGTTTGACCTAAACCTAATGGTTCTGAACCTGCATATCCTTGATTGACTATTATTTGTGAAGAACCCTCATTATTACCGATTCCATCATCAAACTTACCTGTAGTTCCATCATTAATAAATTCTGTTGGGTCTTTTTCTTTTCTTCCTATTGTGAATCCATTTGCATTTGTATTTAAAAAATAATCAACAGGTCCTGGAAAACCTTGTTTATAAATTGATGAGTTTGGGTCTAAAATATATTCTGTTGGGTCACCCTCAGTTCTATTCAAAGTATAACCAGTAGCATTTGTGTTTAGAAAGAAATCAACAGGTCCTGGAAAACCCTCACGATATATACTTGATTCAGTATTATATTCAGTTTCATCTCCTGGTTGTCTACCAATAGTGAATCCTGTTGCATTATCATCTTGAAAATAATTAACTGGTCCTGGAAAGTTTATACCATCGAGACCTAACTTTGTGGTAGAGTTTGATATGTATTCTGTCGTATCACCTGCCTGTCTATTAGGTGTAAATCCTGTTGCATTGTCTTCACCAAAGTATTCACCTTGTTTTTGACCTACTTTCTTGTAATCAAAACTTTTTAACTTATTTAAATCAAAATCAAATAAACCCATATTAATACGCCTCGTTTATGTTAACACCTTGAACCATCCGATTCAGATATTCATTTGTTTTTCTTTGTTCTGATATCATTTCTCCACCATTAAATCTATCACCAATATTACCACCAAGTGCACTACCTAAACCACCACCTATCAATGCACCTATCATTGCACCTATTGGGCCTCCTGTCATGAATCCTAATGCTGCACCACCTGCAAGACTACCACCAACTCCACCAATCGTTCTTCCAACTGCAGGTGCTATAGGTTGTCCTGACTTCGCGGCAGTTCCTATATCAACTGCACCTAATATCCCCGCTGCTGCTCCAACTTTTGGTAAACCACCTCTCATCATTGCAGCGTATGTTCCACCTGACATCCTATTTGCCTTAACAAATTCTTGATAACTTACACCTTGGAAAGATAATCCACTCTTTCTAAAAGCTGACATACTTGTTGCCTGTTTACCCATTCCACGAGATATATCTTGGAATGAACGAAATCCTCGTCTTCCCACATCTAACGCCATGACTGCAATCAACGCTTTTATCATGGTAGTTAATCCTCTCATTGCATTGGTGTTCATTTGTGTATCATTACTCTTAACCTCTATTGGTTTTCCTTGTGCAAGTGCATTTAATTCCTTAACACTAACCCCAATGGCGGCTGCCAACTTTCTTCTTTGCATTACATTCATTCTCTGTAATGCCTCTTCACTACCAACTTGTTTTACAATTTCTTTTTGTAGGTCTTCCATTTTACCCGCAAGAACGAGTCTACGAGCTCTATCTAAATTCAATGCCTTACCTGTAAGGACTTGAGCTTCTAATTCTGCCTCAATACTACTTTCAAAATCTAACAATGAATCTGCAATCTTCGCAGTAGTGTCTAAACTTAAACCAAGTTTACGAGCCTCAACTGCAGCTCTTCCAAGATTCACAAAATTATCTCTACTGAATTCTGCTATTAATTGTGAATTATTTTTTAAATCCTCTATAACATCTGCTGGTGCAACTCCTCGTTGTCTTGCAAATGCAGATACGGTTCGTTGTTGTGCAAGTGCCTGTTCTACAGATGCACCTGTTATATTTCTCTGTTGTTTTGCAAGTTCTAATGCAGCCTCACCATTGATACCATATAAAAGTCTACTTTGTGTTAAACTTGCTACGGTTCGTAAATTGAATTGTCTTATATCCCCAAATATGTTTTTAAAATTAGTGAAGTTGGGTAATAAACTCTTGAAAAAGTTTTCAAAATCATATGCAAAAAGACCTTGACTTAGTGCCTTACCTGCCAGTGCGACACCTGCAAGTATACCGAGTCTTGAAGTATTTCTCAATAAAAATCCAAGACCAAATCGGCCTTCAGTCAATAATTGAGCTACTGGTGATTGGTCTTCTTTACCCAAGGCCTTTCTCTCTTTTTTAATTCTTTCATTCATTTCATACATTTCTTTGGCACCCTTAGACCCAAGAAATAGATTAGAAATTATTCCCCTCTCACCACCAGACTCTCTAAGTATATTTGAACCGAATGAACCAGCAAATTCTGCACCTGCATCTCTACCAAATCCAGAGAATTGGTCACGAACCCCTTTACTCATGTCTTGACCTAAGTTGTCTGCACCCAATGCAGTAGATAAGAAGTCACCAATGAATGGTATACTTTTAATACTATTGGTTATCATATCACCAAATTTTGCCGCGGCGTTTGCCGATGCACTGATTTGGTTATTTATAGACTTTTGAATTCTTTGTTCTTCTTTAAGAACTTGTATAATTTTCTTTCTGTTTTGTAGACCCTTTCTTGTAAACTCTGCCTCTAATTCTGATAGGTCTTTGATTTGGAAATCTTCTTTATGTATATCTCTACGATTACCCAATATCTCTTGTGTAAGGTCATTGGATTTTTTTAGTGTGTTGAGTTGGCTGTCGGATAGCTTTTTATAGTCTGAGAATGTTTCAACTAATCTCTTACTATAATTTACTATATCAGGAAACTCTTTAGATATTTCTTTAATAAATTTATCAGTTTCTTGAACTGATTTTTGGATATCCTCAAAGTTTCTTTTTGCTTTATCAGATTGTGCCATATGTTATTATCTCAACTTAAATGTATAACCGAATATGTTTTTTTAAAGTATGTCGCTTATGTCTCTTCCAAACAAATCATCCATATCTGATTTCCAATTTGGGTCTTTCATTTTTTTATTAAGATATTGTTGTGTTTGTTTGTCGATTTGAGCTATTTTTTGAATACTCTGTTTGATAACAGGGTCTTTAGATAGTTTCTTAATTACACTCTTTTTTGCTCTCTTTGTCGCAAGAGCTTTCATGAGAGAACCCACGAACTCTGGTATTAATTTTCTATCTTTGATTGTTATTTTAGACATAATGACTCCTAATTATCAATAATAAATATCACAAGTCACTATTTTCCGAATTGTGGACGGGGTGTTTGAGTTGTATTTTTTTGTGCCTTCTCAATCTCTTTTTTCTGTTCCTCATGAGACTCAATTATCTTTTGTATATAAAATCTTCGGAGCGGAATGGGCATATTATAGACTTCATGGTGGGTAAACCCGCCGTTGCCGTTATATATTAGACTGAAGACTTCTTCGTGGATTGCCGGCCTGTTACTCGCCGGCTGGCCAAAAAAAGTCAATCCCAAGTGCAATGGGAACTTGGTGTTTCTTACCCACTTTACTTGTGTAACTGATACTCATATCAACATCAGGTTGAATTGACTTAACATACTTTCTAAACTCACGAGTATCTAATGACAAAAACTCATTATCAACAAAATTATCAATAGTTTGTTGGTCTGTAATACCATCAACTGATAAAATTTGTTTTTTTAATCTTAATGTTAATTCATTATTTACACCTGTAAGTTCTGTTGCCTTCTCATAGTTTTGAATCAATGTATCGAGTTCTAACTCATCTTGGTGTGTGAATAATTTAAACTCAATAGTCCTATTAGAATTAGGTAATGTGTATGAAAATTTATTCTCACCCTTAAATACTGATTCATCGAACTCAACATCATTTAATTTAGATAGGTCTATTTCTGATTCTACTGATTCACCTGAATCAGGGTCAATTATCGTTATTGGATAATCTTTACCATAACCCAATATACGAGTTCCTATCATGATTGCGTTCTTATCACCAATTAGTAAATCACCTAATTTAACATTTGGTGTCACTATCACACTTTCCAAAAGTCTGTCAATTACAACACCTTGTTCAATTAAGTTTTGAGAAGTTAGTATATCTTCTTCTTTCGCTGTCATGTATTTTACATCAATTGTTCCCTTACTTAAAGGACTATCTTTGGGATACAATAATCCCTTTGATGGTAAAGATAGCACTTCAGTAGGAAAACCATACTGATTATCTGCCATGTGTTAATCTCCTTGATTAATAAAGAATATTAAAACCATTAATTATAACTATTTTCGAAAATCAAAAATAATCTTATTTTTTATTTCCAAGAACTTTTTCTGCACCTGCTATTCCGAAACTACCTAAAGTAGTGAATAGGAATGAGTTGTATACCACATCATTGATAACTAAATCTTTACCCATGATACCAGTAACAACATCTGCACCTGCGAAGATAACCATTATTGTAAACGCACCGAAACCAATGATTGATTTCTCGTTATAGTCGTTGTCGTCCTTGAATATTTCCCACATTTTCATATATCTCCGATTGTTAGAATTGTAGTATTGCGTAATCGTAACGAAGAGTTAAACTAATGTCTGCAACATCTGTTCCATTTGCAAAATCTAAATCATTAAAGTTTGCAGTTTGGATAAATGCACCTTTCAATGTCCACTCTTCAACCTTATCACCGACTGGCCCTAATACATTAAATGAAATATCTTTCTTATAAAAGTCTGAGTATCCATCACGACCTGTTACAGATTCATGATGTAATCTAACCCATTCCATTACTGCTTGTGCTCCACTTGGAACGATTGGGTCATAGAGAGTAATCTCTAAAGGTTCCCAAGTTCCTTTACCTTTAACATATCTTTTAACATTGATATGATTTAATTC